ATACGGTTTTTAATGGCCATACCAGTACCGGTGTAGTTGACGCTACACACACTAAGGTTGATAAGCTCCTAATCAAAATTTTATTTATAACACATAAGTGTCTTGGGAAAAAGTCGTATTGCCGAAAACCCGCCACACCTAGAGGTGTAAACCTACTTGCGTGGACTCTTTATCCAACTCTCAACTAATCCAATAGGCTTAGGAGATGCTAGAATTGGAGTTTCCACTGGTTTCGTCGAACTCGAACCAGGTTCATCGTTCTTTACAATTTCGCCATCTTCTGTATTCAACATCTGATAACGAAATTTCATTCGACGTTCGCGCTCATCGCACAGCACACGGAACTCATTCCATAATACTGTTAAACGATTATCTCGCGATTCCTTATCAACATCATCTGAACGCCATAGATGTGCAATCTGGTCTTGAATCTCTGCCAACGCCTCATTCAAGTCGCCAACAGAGGGATGATCTAACATCTCCTCCAGATCGTAATCTATGCCGTACTTCTGCTGATTTTTCTCCTTCTTCTTCTCATGCTGAATAATAGCATCATCTTCATCATCAAGGTGCTTCTCTTCATCATCATGCTTCTGCTCCAACAATCTCATCGTTGCTGCTGGATTTGGTACCACGTTATTAATACCTGTCATATCGATAAATCGAATACGACCTATAAATCGTAAATAACCATACGTCTGACTTGCTGTTGTATTTCCTCCACTTACAATGGATATACTACCTGCATTTGTCTGTCGTTCGGCTGCTGCTTGTGTTGCTCCCGCAGGATCATTCACATACAACCAAGTACGATTATAGTGTGGTCGTGGTAACATTTGTCGTGTCCAGACAGGTGTGAGCATAGCACCATCGGAACTCATAATATCTCCGAATGTTTGTGCCGTACCAGATGGAGTCGCACCATCATTTGTACACACCATTGCTAATGCACCAACAGTATTCACATTCGCAATTGGACAATATTCTATTGCCAATCGTTCTATGCGATACTGTTTAAAGTTGAAACTCATACTTGCAACTGCTTTACCAAACACAAAGTTACCAGCCACTGTGTAATTCGGATCTAACTCCAAATTAAATACACCTGATGCATTAGCACCAAACTGTACCACTCCTGCTGCACTTGTGCAAATAGGCATTGTGCACGTATCAAAGTCAACAACTGTTGTTGCCTGCTTCTGTCTGTTTCGATATGTTATTCCTGAAGAAATAGGAAGGTACTCTGAATTTACTGTACCACGATTAGATAATGCTGTTGCATTATATCTCTTCGCAATTCCAGATCTTGCTCGACCTGGCATTCTCTTCTTATGCTTCTTCGTCATAAAGGACTTAATGATATCGATAATCGATTTTCCTGTATCGACCGCAACACCTGCGCCTTTGACTATCGTCTTAATTTTTACTTTCTTTGATCTCGTCATTGTTTGTTTTATTTCTGTTAATGTATCGATATATTCGTCGTCTTCGTTATCGTGTTTAATTAAATTTATGAGGTGCTGATGTGCACTTACGTCGACTACCTCATTGTTTTCTTTTCCACTATACAATGCGGCAATGTACTCATCTGATTTCCACACTGCACGAATTTCCTTCATATCAACACTAACACCTCCACGAATGACTACACCATGCAATTGATCTCGATACTTTCGATTCAAATACTTAATATAATCACTCAATATAATTCGACACTCCTTATTTCCAAAGGAGTCCAAACGCAACGCGCAAGCGCGTAAGAAATGCCATCTAACATCATTCAATGCCGATCCATACATAAGTGATCCCAATACTTTATCAGTGTCTGGACATGGTAATACCATGTCAAACGCCTCATCATATCGAAATCCATTACTTAAGAAAGTAATCTGTGATACTTCACGTGGCTCATCACAGGGTGTCTTTGTAATAACACCTATTTCGGACCATATAGTAGCTACACTTGGTGGATTAAACCATTTCACAACATCACTAGTTGTAAAACTATTATCATCACCATAAAGTGCAGCTTCCACATTTTCTTCGAAATACTCACGTGAGGGTGGTATGTCTGGATTATCTCTTGACAATTTAATCCACGCATAAGCAAAGAGTCGATACAATACCATCGTATTATCAACTACAGTGTTCACACCACCTGATGGATTACCAGTATGTTTCTGGTTAAGTTCTCCGTTTTCTAATATTAATACGGAATGAACAATCTCATCATAGAGCGAATTTAATCGCTTCCAATTATCAGATGTTTTATACTTCTCTAAATACATCTCCCATCTAATATCTCGCTGTCCGTATAATGCACGAGCAAACATAGACGCATCATAATTTGATTCATCTAACTCATAGGCATTCTTATGCTTACATAATCTAATATATAAAGCATTCCACCCTCCTATGAATTTGGTAAATCCCACACTTGACCATGTGACATTATGTCCATCATAAAATTTCTCGTTGGCATCTAAACACAATCGATTTCCTGCTATTGTTAACTCGATTGGGGACGCGGTAAATGTTCGGTGGTTCTTACTCTCCACCTTTGCAATATGACGCAATTCACGCTTCTGCGATATAGTCCATATTGGTTTCATGTCTGGATCATCAGCAATCATTTGATTATTCCAATAATCCTCAACAGCTCCTGCTGCTGGTGAAGCTAGAAACGAGGCTTTACCCGTATATTCTAAACTCCAAGGATATCCACAGGAAGTCGTTAAATCCAACGCCTTAACTACTGTGTCTTGAGTGAGCACTTCCGCTCCACCCATTGAGATAAAGAAGTGTTCTTTCGTCCACTCTCCAGCCTCCATCCAGATATCTTCCTCCAGATGTGGTTGGGATCGATCATACTTAGCTGCAGAAACATACCCTGCTTCTAATGTAGGTCGAATTTGTCGATAATTCTCCGGAATTTTAATATCATTTTCATCACAAAATAATTTAAAACTTTCATTAATAACTTCACGTGTTTTAAAACTACTAACTCTTGTACTATGGCCTATATAATCCATATTTCCATGTACAAAATGTCTCTTCGATTGATAGCCCCCTTCATTTCCTGACGATATGAAAGTATTTCTCTTTATATACTTACCATACCAATCACTCCATTTCTGTAGTGCAGGAAGAGGGCGATCTAAAAAGATGACGTCGAATTTGTAGCTTTATGTACCATACGCTCCGTAACCGGTATAAATACATTCTCTGAACCAACTGTTGCATTGTGAAAACCAACTACCTTACCGTGCTGATCAATCACTGGTGCAGCACAGTTTCCGCTAACAGAACTGTAACTAACCCATGCACGTTCATGACCTTCGATTGTTGAAATCTTTGATACCGTACCTTCAGATGTCGTTACAACACCTTTTTGCTGATCCGATCCATTTGAAAAACACACTAACATAACTCGACTACCAGTCAAACATGTCGATGCACGTGCAAATTTGCATGATAAATCATGTGGAATTCGAAAAAATATAGTATCATTCGCTATCAAAACACCTCGTGCTTTGGTAGTTTCAAATTTTCCACCCTTCAAGTGAAAAACAATCTTGTCTGATTTTGATGATTCAAATATATGTTTACTAACAACAACACCATTCCATATTACTGTACAATTCTGCGTTGACACTGCATCTTTACCATCACTAACTGCCCATCCAATACTCTCTGAGATTGGTCCGGTAGAAAATTGTGGTGTTGATAACAATGCCTCCTTAATCGGTTTTTTGTGTGTGCACATGGTTCCTTTACCTTCTACACTACACGCCATACACGATTTTTCTTGTAAAATTGTCTTTGGTACTGTCTTCGCTGCTGATGCAACTTTCTTATCCGCTTTACTACGAGCTTCAAATTCTTCAAGTTGCTTTACTAAATTATCAACATTTTCATCAAATTGCTTCTTCTTAATTTCTTCTGCTGACTCTTTCTGTCGTCGTGCTGCGCGTCTTCCCAACAAATGAGTAACATGTCCGCGTTCATCTACATGAACCTTACGGCCTTTCTCATCTGTCTGAATAGCATCATCACGCATTCGATTTCTCGTGTCATGCATAATATCTTTATCTCCTGAACTTGAGTAATCTGTCCATGGTTTTCCGCGGCGACGATCTCGTCCTTCTTTCTCAAGTTTCTTCTTATCCTTCGCTTCCTTGATGCTTGTGCTTTTCTTGACACTGCCATGATACCATCGTGTAACTACTAAAAGTACACCAAATAATAATATCATAACAACTGGAAGGATCCATGGATGCTCCTTTACTTTGGTTCGTAACGAACTGAAGTTTATTTCATCTTCTTGTCTGTCCCAAATTTGTCGTAATGGTGCGAATGGATCTGCAACTGGTGCTGCCACCGGTTGCATGAATTGTGCGAATATTGGTTTTTCACTATGTTCACACTTTTCCTTCTTGCACATCACACACTCCAGTTTAACTGGCTGTGGTGGTAACGGTTCTGGATTCTCTTTCAATTCCTCTTCTTTTGACTCTTCAGATAATGATTCATATGGATTACGAGTAACATAATCACTCATAGCTTCCTTCTGCTCTTCCACACGCTCTACTAATTCTTCAGCTGTTTGTGCCACTGACGTGACAAACTGCTGTCCAATAAATGGAACATCATTCTCATTATTTGATGACAACATGTGTGTAAACAGATGAACTGCTCCACATGCATCACGAATCATAACACCGATAGTTTTCATAAATCGCCATGTATTCATTGCTCCTGTAATACCTTCAGTATACATTAATGGAATAATACATGCTACAGCAACTGAATCAAATATCTTAAACACTGTTCTTTCTGTAACTGTTTCTTTCGTTTCTTTACGAATTAAACGAGCATACAGTCTTCGACCCAATGCTATAATACCCATAATAATAACACTCCATGAATAACCAGTCATAATTGCAGATCCTAAAATACTACAATTCTCAACTGCCTTTATCGCTGGAGCTGCACTACGCATCATAGAAATCGCTTCACGCGTCGCTGATAATGCTGCTAATTGTGCAACTTGTGCTGTTTCATTAACATGGTTTTCAATCAATGTTGCTGTTGCGGCTGCTGTCGTTTCAGCACGATTCATAATCATCAGTGCTTCATTCTGTGTGTCACTTGCCTTCAAAATTGCCTCCTGAACTCGCATCTCCATCTGGATTGCGGCGCTTTTCGCAGATGTCTCTGCTTTATCCAACGTCAACTGGATAAGACGTATTACCACTACGCCGAAAACCAACAATAACAATAACGCAGTACTTGCGATGTATACGTAGATATCTGTCATTTGCAGAACTTCGTCAAAAGTCTGTGTAATCAATAATTTGTCGCACACGTCAGTAAAAACTGCGTAGGTAATTCCACACACGTAGGTTGGGCCTCGTGTATAGAAAATCGTTGTCGGGTGATAAATT